GGAAGAGAAATTGTGGATTCAATGACATCATGACAGGATCATCAAACAATTCTTTTGAATACCTAAGAGACAAGCTCAGAAGTCAGATGAATGATATGAGCGATCACATCTCAGGTGGCGCATGTAAGGATTACAGTGAGTACGCAAAATGTTGCGGAGTCATAGAGGGTTTAGCCCTTGCAGAACGAGAGCTTCTAGATTTAAAGAGTAAGATAGAAGCCGATTAATTCATCGTGTTAGACGATGCACAGCGACTCTGGACGCTTTTTTCCAGTGCAGAAGGTACAACTAATGAGTAAATCATTAGCAAAAGCAGATGATCCCAAGGATGATCTTGCTACCAAAAAGGCTAGTCAACTGCCTATGCCGAAAGGTTATAAAATATTGATTGCTTTGCCAGAAAGAGTTGAGAAGACCGAAGGCGGAATTATTAAGTCTGCCAGATCGTTGCAAGAAGAAGAAGTAGGTTCAATTGTAGGTATGGTGCTAGAACTTGGTGCAGATGCTTATACTGATCCTCTACGATTCCCTTCTGGGGCTTGGTGTTCTCAAGGCGATTGGATTGTTATGCGTTCCTATTCAGGTACTAGAATTAAAGTACATGGAAAAGAGTTTCGTTTAATCAACGATGACAGCGTTGAAGCTGTAGTCGAAGACCCAAGAGGCATAAGTAAAGCATGAGTGATTTAAATCAAGAGGTAGAAACCTCACAAACATCCCCTGAAGAGCGTTTTTTTGGTGTTAAAACTAAAATTGTTAAGCGAGCTAAGGATGATGTAGTTGAAGATAAAGACTCTGACATAGAGCTTGAAGTTGTTGATGATCGGCCAGTTGAAGATCAAAGACCTGCAAAGACTGAGGCTTTATCTAAAGATGAAAGCAACACTAGCGATGATGACGATGAGTTATCAGGCTATAGTGACAAAGTTCAAAAACGTATAAACAAATTGCGTTATGAGCAAAATGAAGAGCGGAGACAAAAAGAAGCCGCTGAAAGAATGAGAGATGAAGCAGTCCGTGTTACTCAAACTCTTAATAATAAGAATAGAGAATACGAGTCAATCATTCAGCGTGGTGAGTCTGCTCTAGTAGGTCAGATTAAGACCAAAGCGCAAATGGCTCTAGAGAATGCAAAAGCAGTCTACAAGAAAGCCTATGAAGAAGGAGACACTGACACTGTAGTCAACTCTCAAGAAACTCTTTATAGAGCGCAGGCTGAATTAGCAGAAGCTGAGAAGTATGAGCAAAACCTTCAGGGGCAACAAAATCAGAGGGCGCAACAAGCTCAGTATGATCAGCAGTACCGCACTCAAGTAGCTCAACAAGTTCCTCAACAGCCTGCTCAACAAGCACCTCAAGTTGATCCAGAGGCTAAAGAATGGGCTGATAAAAACAAATGGTTTATGGATTCTAAAAATAAGCGGATGACTGCAACAGCATATGGGTTGCATGAAGAGGCTATTGTAGATAATAATATAAAACCAAACTCTCCTGAATACTTTGAATTTATTGATGGTGGTATGAGAGAGAGTTATCCAACCTTTGACTGGCAGGATAATAGCGATCCTAATGGACGTATCGCGCCTGCGACTGCTAGTCAACGCTCCACGGTAGTGGCTTCATCAGGTAGGAACAATGGAGCAAAACCGCGCAAAGTGCAGATGACGTCCACCCAAGTTTCTCTCGCTAGGAAATTAGGGATTACTAATGAACAGTACGCCAGACAACTCGCTAAGGAGAACCTGAAATGACTGAAGAGCGCAAACCAAGAGAAACAACCTCACGCAAAGCCGATACACGACCAGATGATTCGTGGACACCCGCTTCTATTTTACCAGACCCCACACCGCAAGACGGTTGGGTATTTAGATGGATTCGGACTGCCACATTGGGAGAAGCGGATATGACTCATGTTTCCAAAATGTTCAGAGAGGGTTGGGAGGCTTGTAAGCTAGAAGACCACCCTGAACTTATGTTAACGTCAGACATTGGATCGCGATTCCAAGGTAATATCGAAGTTGGAGGCTTATTGTTATGCAAGGCAAGTAAGGAAAAGATGGCCGCACGTACCAGACATTTCCAACAAGTTGCTGATAACCAATTGCAATCAGTAGACAACAACTATTTGCGAGAGAATGATCCAAGGATGCCTCTGTTACAACCAGAGCGTAATACTCGGACAACCTTTGGAAGGAACTAGCCCTAATACTGGGGAAAGTTCCTTAAACTAAGATTAACTTTGTTATTTAAGGAGGCCTATAATGGCTACCACTGCTACCCCAACAGGCGCAGAACCAGTTAACACTCTTAGTGCGAGCGGCTCTTATTCAGGAAAAGTTCGGCACATGAAGATTGCTAACAATTATGGAACTGCAATTTTTTATGGTGACTTCGTAAAACCAGTTGCCGCAGGAGGCGTTGAGAAAGATACAGGAACTGCAACATTAACCCCGATTGGAATTTTCATGGGGTGTTCCTTCACTGACCCAACTACCAAGCAATTAACTTTTAGCCAGTTCTACCCCGCTAGTACAGCGGCTGATGATATCTCGGCTTATGTTGTTGATGATCCCGATGTAATCTTTAAGATGCAGGGTGATGCTACTTTGGCTCAAACTACTATGTTTTTGAACGCAGGTGCCGTTCAAACAGCAGGAAGTGTTGATTTCGGACGCAGTAAGAACGCGCTTGATTCAAGTACAGCCGCAACAACAAACACGCTCCCACTACGAATTGTAGAATTTGTAGATGGGCCTACTAGCTCAGTTGGCGATGCTTTTACTGATGTCCTCTGCATTTTTGCGGCAGGTGATCACGCTTATCGTAACGCAACTGGCGTTTAAGGAGATATAACGAATGGCTATTTCACGCGCACAAATGCTCAAAGAACTACTTCCGGGTCTTAACGCCCTGTTTGGTCTTGAGTATGAAAAATATGAAGACGAGCATACTCTTATTTATGATACAGAGAGTTCTGATCGTTCTTTTGAAGAAGAAACCAAGCTAAGTGGCTTTGGTGCGGCTCCAGTTAAAAACGAAGGTTCTGCAATCACTTATGATTCAGCACAAGAGTCTTTCTCTGCTCGCTACAACCACGAAACTATCGGCATGGGTTTTGCTATTACTGAAGAAGCAATGGAAGATAACTTGTATGACTCTTTGTCTGCTCGTTATACCAAAGCTCTTGCTCGCGGTATGGCTTACACCAAGCAAGTTAAGGCGGCTAACCCTCTTAACAACGGTTTCACTAACTCCTTTCAGTCTGGTGACGGTGTAAACCTGTTCACTGCTGTTGCTGATGGTGTTACTGGCGGTGGTGGTCACCCAACTGTAGGTGGTGGCTTTAACAGCAACCGTCCTTCTACTGGTGCTGACTTAAACGAAACATCTCTGGAGAATGCAATTATTTCTATTGCAGGATACACTGATGAGCGCGGACTGCTTATTGCGGCTCGTCCTACTCGTTTGATTGTTCCACCTGCGTTGATGTTTACAGCAAATCGTTTGCTAGAGACTAACCAACGTGTCGGTACTGCTGACAACGACATAAATGCTATCCGTAATATGGGTGCGATTCCAGAAGGCTACTCAGTCAATCATTATCTGACTGACAGCAATGCTTTCTTTATTCTTACTGATATTCCTAACGGAATGAAGCATTTTGAGCGTACTGCTCTAGAAACTAGCATGGACGGAGATTTTGACACAGGCAATGTACGATACAAAGCCCGTGAGCGTTACTCGTTCGGAGTTTCTGATCCACTTGGCATATTTGGTTCTCCGGGATCAAGCTAAGTAATAGTAAATCTAAGGGGGTGTAAAAACCCCCTTTTTTATTTGTAATAAGTTATTATTAACTATCCCTGACTGCTTAACAGCAGACTAACCCAAGACAGGAGATTGACATGGGTACTACTACTTATACTGGAGCGGTTCGCTCCGAAAATGGTTTTTCAGATATAACTAAAAACAGCGATACAGGTGTTGTTACAACTAACTCTACTTATGGAGATAATGCTTCCGTTGGTGGAACTCTCGTTGTAACTGGCACTACAAAACTTGTATCTGATGTAAACAGCAAGTTCGTTAAGCACGTTGGTCATGCTCCCGGAGTTACTGTTAACTCTACCGCAGGCGACAGCCCTACTATTGCTACATTTGTACAGCCTGCAAACACCATCATCACAGACATTAAAATCTTTTGTGTTACTGCTCCAGTTATTGGGTCAGGTGATATTGGTTATGAAGTTGGAACTTCTTCTTCTGGCGCACAAATTGTTGCGACTCAAGCTGATGAGATTCTAGATGCAGGAACAACTGTTGTTGTTGGTAACGTAACATTAACCGCTTTAGTTCTGCAAACTCAAGATGGAACAACTGCTCCCGCTTCTGTGCAATACTCGGCAGTAGCTCGCAACATCTTCTGTAACATTACTAACACCGTTAATGCTACTACAGCAGGATCGTTTACTTTTATTATTGAGTACGTTCAAGTAGCGTAATTGTTAAATATTAAGGGGTGCTATGCGCCCCTTTCTTTTAGGAGAATATAATGGCTGATGCAGTCGCAACACAAACAATTACAGATGGGGCTAAATTTGCCACATTTAAGTTTACCAATGTCAGCGATGGTTCTGGAGAAGCGGCAGTCAAGAAAATTGACGTATCTGCTCTTACCAAAGACCCCATGACGGGTCAGGCTTGCTCTAGGGTAGACATAAGCAATATTTGGTACAGCACTGTAGGTATGAGCGTAAAAGTCTTGTTTGATGCCTCTACAGACGTATTAGCGTGGCATCTTATTGCTGACTACTCTGATCAGTTAGATTTTTCTGGATTTTCTGGAATACCTAACAATGCAGGTAGCGGAGTAACTGGTGATATTATGTTGACAACCGTAGGACACTCTAGCGGTGACACTTACAGTATTATTATGAAAGTAATTAAATCTTATGGCTAGAAACTATAAGCTAGAGTATGCAAACTTTCACTCCAGACCTGAAGAGAAAAAACGCAGGGCAGAGCGAAATAAGGCTAGAAAGCTAATGGAGAAGAGAGGTCTTGTCAAAAAAGGTGACAACAAAGACGTAGACCACAGAGACAGGAACACTGGCAACAACTCGCCAAGTAACCTAAGAGTCTCTTCTAGAAAAGACAATAGGTCTAGAAATAGCAAGACAAAAGGTTAAACCAAAATTACAGATAGGGGTTTTTAAATGAAAGGTGTTAAACATTACAAAAGAGATGGAACTGAGCATAAAGGTTCTAATCACAAGATGTCTGACGGTACTTTGCACACGAATAAATCTCACACAAAATCTAGTGTAAAATTGTTTCATTTAAAAGATTTATCAGCTAAAGCAAAAGCTAAGGCAAAAAAGGGTTAATTCATGGCAACGCCTAGAAAAGGCAAGGCAAAGGTTAAGGTAACCTCGTCAGGCAAAAAGGTTAGCTATGGGCAATCAGGAAACGCTAAAGGCGGTGGCCCAAGGGTTCGTGCAGGGACATCTAAGGGAGACAGTTACTGTGCAAGAAGTCTTGGAATAAAAAAAAGGCTTTCTAAAAAGAAACAAAATGATCCTAATACTCCTAATAACTTGTCCCGCAAACGATGGAAGTGTTCTGGAGCTAAATCCAAAAGGAAATAAACATGGCAACTAGCGGAACATATAACTTTAACCTAGACCTTGGCGATGCTATTGAAGAAGCGTTTGAGCGAGCAGGGCTAGAGTTGCGTAGCGGTTATGATTACAGGACTGCCAGAAGAAGCATTAATCTTTTGATGCTTGAGTGGCAAAACAGAGGATTAAACCTTTGGACAGTCCAAGAAGGAACTCAAGCGTTAACTAGCGGTGATGGAACATATCCTTTAACCGGAGATGTTCTTGATATTATTGAAGCATTTGTAAGAACAAACAACGGAAACAGCAGTAACCAGTTTGATCAAACATTGACCAGAATATCAATTAGCCAGTACGCCCATCTATCTAACAAGTTAACAGAAGGCAAACCTTTGCAGTTTTTCCTTGAGAAAGACCCAAGCTCTGTAACTGTTAACTTATGGCCTGTCCCTGATGACACGGAAACATACACTCTTGTTTATTACTTTATGCAACGAGTTGAAGATACTGGATCACCTGCGTCAAACAATATGGATGTGCCTTTAAGGTTTCTTCCATGCTTAATTGCAGGACTTGCTTATCAGCTAAGTGTTAAGTACACCGAATCAAATCAAAAAGCGCCATTGCTTAAAGCTGAGTATGAAGAGCAGTGGAATCTTGCGGCAGATGCAGATAGAGAAAAAGCTTCATTGCATGTAACTCCCGGAGGATACAGGTTTTGACAGCATCTAAAGGCAAGCTTGCTTTTGGATTTTGCGACAGAACAGGGTTTCGTTATAAGCTAACAGACCTTGTTCCTCAGATACAAGATCAAAGACCTACTGGAATGCTAGTTGGTAAAGATGTTGTTGATGTTGATCAACCCCAGTTACAGCTTGGAAAAGTCGCATTTACCGACAATCAGGCATTAAGGAACCCAAGGCCTGACAGAGCATTAGATGAAAGTAGGGCTTTATTTGCGTTTAACCCTGTTGGTGGAGGTGTTACCGAGCTAGGTAGCTTTACTGTTGGGTTAGACATAGAATGCAATGCAGGAGAAGTTAAGGTGGTAATAGGCTAATGGCATTCACATACACTACATTAAAACAGACAATACAAGATTACTTGGAAACTACAGAATCTACTTTTGTAGCCAACCTTCCAACTATTGTTACGCAAGCTGAAGAAAGAATTTTAAAAGAAGTACAGCTTCCTGACTTTAGGAAAAATGTAACAGGCTCTTTAACTGCTAACAATCAATATCTTTCAGCCCCAACTGATTACTTAGGAATCTATTCTATAGCTGTTGATAACAGTGGGTATGAGTATCTTCTAAACAAAGATGTAAACTTTATTAGAGAAGCTTATCCTATATCTACAGTAACAGGAGTTCCTAAGTATTATGGAGTTTTTGATGAAAGAACACTTATAGTTGCACCTACACCAAGCTCATCATTTGACGTTGAGTTGCATTATTTCTACAGGCCAGAGTCAATTAGCGTTTCTGCTACAGGGACAAGTTGGTTAGGGGATAATGCCGAAAATGCGCTTTTGTATGGATGTCTGGTAGAATCTTATACATTCTTAAAAGGAGAGCCTGAGTTATTACAGCTTTATTCGGCTCAATACGCTGAAGCTGTTAGTCGGTTAAAGTCTCTTGGAGAAGGTTATGGAACTACAGACAGCTATAGATCAGGCGCAGTCCGCCAAGGTAGGAGATAATTGTGATTGAAGTAGGATCGGCTGAGGCAGGTGTTGTTACTGTTGTTACGTCAGAAAATAAAGGGCTTGATGCAAGTCATTGGGCAGAAAGAGCAACAAGTAGAATTGTTTTTGTTGGTGGAAGTTGTCATCCTGCAATTGCAGATCAAGCAGAAGCATTTAAGGATCAAGTAAACAAAGTTGTAATGTTCTACATGGAACAAGCAATAAAAAGCGATAGAACAACATTAATCGCATTACTTGAACAAAACCAACACTCAGATACAGCAGAAATTATTAGGAGATTATAATGGCAATTTCGCAGGCAATGTGTACTTCGTTCAAAAAAGAACTGATGGAAGGAACGCATAACTTTAAAGCGTCAGGCGGTAACTCGTTTAAGTTAGCTTTATATACAAGCTCGGCTAGTCTGGGAGCAACAACAACTGCTTACTCTAGCACAAACGAAGCAAGTGGAACTAACTACTCAGCAACAGGATCTGCCTTAACAAACGTAACTCCGGTAGCGTCAGGAACAACGGCTATAGCTGATTTCGCAGATTTAACATTTAGTAATGTTACTATCACTGCCCGAGGTTGTTTAATTTACAACGATACTAACGGTGACAAAGCGGTTGCAGTATTGGATTTTGGCGGGGATAAAACGTCTACAGCAGGAGATTTTACTATTCAATTTCCTGCAGCAGATGCTTCAAACGCTATTATACGAATAGCGTAGTAAGCAATGGCTATTGTAGCTGGTTGGGGTAGAGGCACTTTTGGTCGACTGACCTTTGGCGAACCCATACCTGTCGTTGTTACGGGAGTAGCTGGAACTTCTGCGTTAGATGACGGCACTGCTGTTCAAGCTGCGGCAGTTACAGGAGTTTCCGCAGTTGCGTCAACAACAACGCTAGGGGATGAATCTGTTACATGTGCGGCGAATGTCGCAGTTACATTAGCCGCAATGACGTCTGCGCTAGGTAACGAAAGTTTAAGCACTAATAATTATCTTGACGTTACATTGGCAGCAATGACGTCGGCACTGGGCAGTGTAGACCCCTCGGCAAACGCGGATGTTACGATAGCCGAAGGTTTTGAATTAACCTCTGCACTTAATTCAGTCAATGTATGGGAAAGAGTAGGACGAAATATAACAACAACGTACACGTCAGTGTCGACTACTCAAACACCAAACTGGCAGGAAGTTGCTTAATATTTGTAAAAAATAAGGTATAATCAAAGCGGAGAACAAAAATGGCAAGTACATACGTAAACAATTTAAGACTCAACGAGATGGCCACGGGTGACGCTAGCGGAACTTGGGGCACAACAACAAATTTAAACTTAGAGATGGTTGGTCAAGCTTTTGGCTATGGTACACGAGCTATAGCGAACGCTTCGACTGATAATATTACTCTGGCTGATGGAGCCTTAGATGCAGATAGAAATATGTATCTAAAACTTACAGGTGGCGGACAAGCTTGCACTATAACTCTATTGCCAAATACTTCTTCCAAAATGTACATCATGGAAAATGCTACTTCCGCAACCCTTACATTTACGCAGGGTAGTGGAGCTAACGTAGCAATTCTTGCAGGAGAGGTTAAATTAATTGCAGGTGATGGTCTGGGGTCAGGCGCTGTTGTTTATGACTTGTTAACAGATGTAAATCTAGCAGGCACCACTAAAGTTGATGATCTGGTTGTTGGCGATGATTTAACCGTTGGTGGCGACATTGACCTTGAAGGCTCCATAGATGTTAACGGCACTACTAACCTTGATGTCGTGGACATTGATGGTGCTGTTGATATGGCAAGCACGTTGACTGTTGGTGGAAATATTACACAAACCACAGGCGATTTACTTTACTCAGGTGGAATTAATTGGGATATCAAACACACTGTTGCAGGTCAAAACATTGTATTTAGTACAATACCTTCTGGTGGGAGTTCAGCAGAACGCTTCCGCATAGCCGCAGACGGCTCTCTATCCACCGCAACCGCAGGAACCTCTAACGTCCGATTTGGTGTCAACGCAGGTAACAGCATTGCAAGCGGTGGTAATTATAATACTGTCGTAGGCGATGAAGCGGGTACTGCTCTTACTACTGGTAGCTTTAACACTCTTTTGGGGGTGTTTGCTGGTGATGCCATAATTGACTCAAATAGCAATGTGGCCGTAGGTTATTCAGCTTTGAGTGCTGATACGAAGGGAGCAAAAAGTGTTGCAGTTGGCGTTAGTACATTATTAGCTCAAAACTTCACTTCTGCTACCGATGCTTTTAACACGGCTGTTGGTCATAATGCAGGTAAAGCAGTAACCACAGGCGATTCAAACACCCTTATAGGGGGTTTAGCAGGTGATGCTTTAACTGAAGGCACTGATAATGTAGTAGTTGGTAAATCTTCTTTGAGCGCAGATACTTTGGGCAGTAGGTCTGTAGCTTTGGGTAAAAACACTTTAGCTGCTCAAAACTTTACTTCTGCTACAAATGTTTATAATACAGCAGTAGGACATGACGCAGGTAAATCAGTAAGCACAGGCGTTAACAACAGCCTCATCGGTGGTCTTGCAGGAGATGCAATAACCACAGGTGGAAGTAACGTAGCAGTGGGGACTGCGGCTTTAACTTCAGCTACAACATCGTCAGATAATGTGGCAGTTGGTGTAAGTGCTTTACAAGAAAACACTACTGGACATAGTAATCACGCAATTGGCACCAATTCTTTGTTAAGAAACACGACAGGAACTCAAAACGTAGCAATAGGTAAAACAGCTTTATCTTTTAACACAACAGCATCTAACAATACGGCAGTTGGTCATGCGGCTTTATTAGCAAACACTACAGGAACACAAAACGTAGCAGTGGGCAGTGCGGCTTTAGATGCAAACACTACAGCAAGTTTTAACACTTCTGTAGGTTATAACAGTATGACATCTAATACGACTGGCTCACATAATGTTGCATTAGGTTTTGAAGCTCTAAAGGATAATGTAAGTGGCAGTTCAAATACTGCTATTGGTCTATATGCTCTATTTGATAATACTGCTTCCAACAACACAGCAGTTGGTAGAGATGCTTTAAAATTAAACACAACAGGTACTAATAATACTGCCGTAGGCTCTTTATCACTAGATGCAAATACTACTGGAAACAACAACTCAGTAGTAGGGTATTCTGCTTTAGAGGCTAACACAACAGGCAGTTCTAATGCCGCTTTTGGTATACTTGCATTACAAGCTAACACTACAGCTTCTAACAATTCAGCATTTGGGCAAAGCTCTTTAAGGTTTAACACCACAGGCTCTAAAAACACAGCAGTTGGCTTTGAGGCTCTTAAAGATAATGTTAATGGGACGCAAAATACTGCTGTTGGCTATCAGTCTATGGAGGCCAATACATCTGGACTAAACAATGCCGCGTTTGGCCAGACATCTCTTTTTACTAATACCACAGGTAATTTTAATACCGCATTAGGTATGAACGCCTTAAAAGTAAGCACAACAGCATCTAACAACACAGCCGTTGGTTATAGTTCTTTATTACAAAACACCACAGGCGCTAACAACACCGCTTTGGGTTACTTTGCTTTAGAGTCTAATACTACGGCAAGCGACAATCTAGCAGTAGGCTACAAAGCACTCCA